GAATACATGTCATATTGATTTGATTACCACTAGACGATTAAGAGATTCAGAGTGTCATTTGTATGCTGCTGGTTTCCTCGGTCCTTTGCCTACCTCCGGTGAAGCATTAGATATTCAAGAAGTAGTATATGGTGAATGGGCAAACTATGTGCCTTATGCTTCAGCATATCCAGCACTTAGACAAATAGGGGGGGATAGTTTTGGTACTGGTAATCCTACGGCCAGTGAACGCCTACATATTACTAGAATCCTAGCCACTGAAGGAACTGGTTCAGAAGGGGTGGTCTTTAATGCCACGAATTATCTTATTGGTGGCGTTACTGCTCATGAAAAGGATCTAGTCTACATTGAAAGACTCCGCAGAGCATATACTCAGGAAAGGAATTGAATGCCTAGTCTTGGCTATACTCCAATGAGTAAACCTACCGAACTTGCAGATGAAGATGTTTATAATGCGTTTATTCATTATACCGGAGTTCCAGAGGCCCTTGGTGGTGGCATTAGTGTTTTAGGTTTCAATATCGCTATGCAATCAGGACAAGCCAAGTTTATGCTTAGCAAAGGAGTTTATAAGGGGACATTTATGAGTGCATTAAAGACTGAATTGTTCTGGGGTACTATTGCTATGGCGCTGATTCTAACTGCAATTGACCCCGAACATAAGATAGAGGGGGGGGGATTGGATGAAACTAGATTTTACAAAAAACATCTGGAAGGCACTTGGACTCAAATAAAAGCGAACGCATTAACTGAGCCTATTCCTCTTCTAGGGAAACTTCGGGTCCTTTGAGTTTCATTTGGATCAGCTCCTCCTTGACTCTACGGTTTCTAATCTCTCTGATTACTTCATGATACAATGTATTGATGTTGTTGTGTGGTTCATTGATAACTTGCATATCTCTTCCTGCCATAAGTGTCGCGACGTATTGTAACTCTTCAGTTCTCCATCCTTCAAACTTCTTCATCTCATTGACCTCCATATACAGGACAAATGATTATATCCAACATGCGTAAAACCACATTTTCTACAATACTTAAACTTCCACCACCTTATCTTCATTGTCTAGCCTCCTTTAGTTCTTCTTTGAGTCTTTTAATCTCTTTATTGAGGGTCTTCATTGAAATTGCTTGGGTCTTTTCTCTATTCAATACTTCCTGAACTGATATTTGTCCCTCAAACTCTCTGTAGACATGGGTTCTTGCTAAAGCATAGTCCCTTAACATCTTATCAATCACCTTGGATCGCATCCCCTTTGGGATGCTTGTATATCCTTCATATCCTGTTTCAGTTAGGCTCGCTGTTATGGCTGGCATATTAGGGCCGATGCTGCCTAATGTTATAAATGTTAACATTGGCTATATTTCGTATTCCATAGGTAGCAGTCTACTACTACCTACCCATCCAAGCCCAGCAATGTTCAAGTCATCTTATGGTTACCCATATAGTGCTTCGCACAGATAATGAGGGATGAATGGCTTAATAGACTCCCTTTGCTACCACGATGGTATGACAAAGAGCATGACAGGTAGTTTCTACCTAACCGAAACCGTACTTTTACCGACCGCAACTGTATCAGGGGGCCGAGTTACTGGCACTCTTGATCTATCTGCTTACGTTAATGTCCCCACTGGACAAGCGATCGCAGTAGAAAGTGTAGACTTCATTATTCAAGTGGGTTCAGACTTCGGCGGTACTATATCTCAAGTAGCAGCAGGGAATTCTTCTCTTGGTATGCAATTAGTCGATTTGAATCCCGGCACTGCTTTTGTTCGAGCAGATAATCAAAGTTTAATTGCATCTAGCCGAGTTGATATCGATGACAGTGCAAACCTATCCAGTGAATCGCAGGATTTATTCCCTGACAACTTCGGTCCTACAAATCTAAGCGAGGCTTTCCTTGTTGTTAATGATCAAATGTACATGACAGCCGGTATTGATGGCCAAGCAGCAGCCGACAATATCTTTTGCACTGCTAGAATTCGCTGCCGAGTAGTTAAACTATCTACAAAGGACTGGATGGCAGTAGCGATTCAATCAACTGCTGCAGACAACTGAGGTGCTTAGGTGCCTACAGATGAATGGGAACGCGGATATGCTGCCGGATGGCGAGCCCGTGTTTTACATGATGCTGGGCGCATTGAATATCAACCTTCAACTAAGAAAGGGGATACACGCAAGACAGCCCGTAGGGCATACGAACCAACCAAGAAGAAACGCTCCCCATCTGCATACAATCTAGAATACAAGAAGCAATATGCTAAACTCAAGAAGAAACACCCCCGTACATCCTTTGCAGGTCTAGCAAAGAAAGCACATAGAGCCACAAAGAAGGTGATGAAGTAATGCCAACAGATATGACAGCAAGACAATTGATTAAACAAGTACCCCACGTTATTGCTGCACTGGAGTTTGTAGGAACTGATACCATCGTAATTGATGCTGAGAATTCTGGTGAAGGTTGGCAAGTGGTTGATAATGGTAAATTGTATTTAGTTTGGAGGGGTTATATCGATCTCGCTGGATATACTCAAAACGACCTAACTTTCTTTAGTCAAGCCATAGATATTCAACATGGAGCATTAGACTTAGCCGGGCCAACTGTATTGAATACATGTCATATTGATTTGATTACCACTAGACGATTAAGAGATTCAGAGTGTCATTTGTATGCTGCTGGTTTCCTCGGTCCTTTGCCTACCTCCGGTGAAGCATTAGATATTCAAGAAGTAGTATATGGTGAATGGGCAAA